GCACGACCCAGCGGAGCGCCACAAGGCCATGCTGGCGTGGCTGGATAAGACATCATGTGGCTCGGACGATTACGTCCTTATTTGGAACGCCTTGCCAGAGTGGGCAGGTACATCAGACAGTCCTTTGCTACGCGCAAAAATCATAGAGAAAGCGGGGAAAAAGTGAACGACAACATCAAAGCACGGCTAACCTTTGCAGTGACGCTCATGGTCAGCGCAACCCTATGCCTATCTGTACTAGCTATGGTTAGTGCGCTATTAATTGGCCTGTGGTCAAAAGAAGTGGACAACACGGAAATTTTCAAGCTGATAAGCCCAGCATTTCAAACCATCATCGGCGGCTTTATTGGCTTATTGGCTGGCGTGAAGCTATCCCACGACGAGGAGATTAAGCATGGCCCTTGACCCCGTAACAGCATTATTTGAAGTTGGCAGCAAAGTCCTAGACCGAGTGTTGCCTGACCCGGCGCAGCAAGCCGCTGCCAAGCTGGAGTTGATGAAGCTCCAACAGAACGGCGAGTTGGCCCAGATCACTGGGCAAATGGAAATCAACAAAGCGGAGGCAGCAAGCTCTAGCATATTCGTATCAGGATGGCGTCCTAGCGTTGGGTGGGTGTGTAGTGCTGGATTCGCTGTCCAATTTGTTATTGGCCCATTGGCCGAGTGGGGCGCTGCGCTGGCAGGTCATCCCGTAAAGTTTCCACAAATGGACACCGGAACCATGATGCCGCTACTGCTGGGTATGCTAGGTCTGGGTGGTATGCGTACCGCTGAGAAGATTCAAGGCGTGGCTGCAAAATGAACTTGACCAAGAACTTTACCTTGGAAGAGCTAACTAACACCGATCACCGGGAGTTTAAGAATGAACCTAACCTTGCTGAAACAGCAAATCTTATCCGCATTGCAAGCCTTTTGGAACAAGTTAAAGGCGTTCTGGGAGGCGTACCGATCATGGTCAACAGCGCATTTCGGAGCAAACAAGTAAATGATGCAGTGGGCAGTAAAGACACTTCTCAGCATCGGGTCGGTTGTGCTGCTGACATTCGTGTACCCGGCATGGCCCCCGACGCTGTAGTCAAGGCGGTGATGGCCGCAAAGCTGCCCTTTGACCAGCTAATCCGCGAGTTTGACCGATGGACGCATATTTCGGTTCCCAACGACCCCAAAGGCAAGCCTCGCGGTCAGGTTCTGATTATCGACAAACAAGGTACTCGCCCTTACAATCAAGGGTAACGAGGACTGATTTGAGAGGAATGTATGACGACCGCTTCGGTAATGACGTATGACTCCCTTGTAGAAGACGTTCAGTCCTACTTGGAGCGGACGGACGCCGCCACTATTGCAAAAATCCCTCAGTTCATCATGCTGGCGGAGCAGATCATTGCCTCCGAGATCAAGTTCCTCGGCAACTTGGTAGTGGTTCAAAGCACGATGGTTCTAAGTGAGACCACGATTGCCAAGCCCGCTCGTTGGCGCAAGACTGTGTCCATGAACGTGACGGTGGCTGGTAAGCGCCAGCCCATCCTCCTTCGAACCTACGAGTACCTTCGCTCATATTGGCCCAACGCCAGTTCAACGGACGTTCCACTGTACTTCTGCGACTACGACTACGAGCATTGGCTGGTAGCCCCTACTCCTGCGGCGGCATACAGTTATGAGGTCTTGTACTATGAGCGCAACCAGCCCCTTGACTCTTCCAACCAATCTAATTGGTTCACCCAGTACGCGCCTCAAGCGTTGCTGTACGGATCTTTGTTGCAGGCAATGCCTTTCCTGAAGAATGACGAGCGCATTCCGATGTGGCAGGGCCAGTACGACAAGATCATTTCTTTGTTGCAAAACGAAAATGTAAACCGCTTGGCTGATAGGCAGGCGATTGCGAGGGATTCATAATGAGCTTTACAAGTCCGTTCACAGGCCAAGTTATCCAGCCTACCGATGTTTCATATCGGAGCATTGTTCTTTCCGCAGACTCGGTATTGACATGGCCGATTAACGGCAGCGTTACAGACAATGCGGCAGCTAGAGTAATGGACGTATCGTCCCTGTCTAGCGGCCTTGCGTTAGTAAGCGTAAGCGTTATAGGAACCAACGGTCAATGCGCTTGCACGACAACCCCAAGCCTGTTTGTTGGTCAAGCCGTCGTTGTAACTGGAATTTCCACGGGCACTTCAGGCGGCATCACCACTGGCAACACTTACTTCATCATTGCCACTAACGGCACGACGACCTTCACGCTGTCGGCCACCTTGGGCGGCGCTGCGGTCGCAACTACTGTTGGCACGACCACTGGGCTGACGTTTACATTGGACTCGTTCACTTTGGATATGCCGCCTGCAAATCAGGCGTCTGTTGGCATTGATGCGTTGTTTCGCAATGTTGGCTCCTACTCGTTCACCGTCAGGGATTACGCTGGCTCTCCCATCGTCACAATTGCCGCAGGCGAAGCAAAGTACATCTACCTGACCTCCAACGCCACCACGGCGGGCACATGGGGATTGATCTCATTTGGCGTTGGCACTTCTAACGTAGACGCTGCAACCCTTGCTGGATTTGGCGTAAAAGCAATTTCAAGCACTCTTAACTCGTCCAATGTAGTCAACACCTTCTCGTCTGGTTACACGGCAATTAGCTCAGACCGAGCGTCCACTTATGTTTGGACTGGCGGTTCTGGCACATTGACTCTGACCTCGGCCATCACGCTGGGAAATGACTGGTACATGATGATCCGCAATGGCGGCACTGGCACCTTGACGATTGCTCCTGATGCTGGCATCCAGATCAATGGCGCATCTACGATTGCTTTGTCTCCTGCCGATTCTTGCGTAATTTGCTGCTCTGGCTCTGCGTTCTTTACGGTGGGTTTGGGCCGTAGCACTCAGTTCAACTTTACCCAGTTGACCAAAGCTGTTACGACTGGTACCTATACCCTGACAGCTTCTGAGGCCGCAAACACCATCCAAAAATACACGGGCACATTGACTGGAAACGTCACCGTGGTGCTTCCACAGACGATTCAGGTGTACTACATCACCAACCAGACCAATGGCGGGGCATCCGCCTACCAGATCACTTTCACAACAAGCTCTGGCGGCGCTACGGCCACTGTGCCTGCTGGGCAGCAGGTTATTTTGCTGTGTGATTCAGTTAACCTGCTCAACGCCTCAACGATTGCTGCTGGTGCGGTAAACATATCTTTAGTTGACGGAACGGCTGGCGCTCCTTCGCTCAACTTTGCCTCGGAGACCTCTACGGGTGTGTACCGTCCCGGATCTGGTGAGTTTGGCATTACTGTTCTAGGCGTTAAAAAGTTTGGATTGACGGCTACTGGACTTAATATTCCGGGCACTGGAAACTTTACTGGCGGAGTTCAAGGGGGCGCGTTTTAATGGGCGCAAAAGTCTTTACCCTCGACACAAAGGCGGGCATCCAGAGGGATGGAACTGTCTTTGACATGAACTTTTATACCGATGGTTTGTGGGTAAGGTTTCAGCGTAGTCGTCCTCGCAAGATTGGCGGGTACAGAGTAATTTCTGATCAGCTTACTGGCCCATCTCGCGGCATATGGCTAAATCCACAGAACGCATTTACGTCTATTTTCAGTGGCTACAACAATGGCCTGCAAGTTTTGACAATTGACAACAATGGCGTCGGCGCTGGCGTTGGAGATTTTTCCCTAACCAACTTTACGGCTTCAAATTTGAACTTGTGGCAGTTTGATGGTTTTTATGATGTCTCTGGAAGCGGCGTTCAAGCTCTAATTGCGCACCCCGGCCAGAACCTTGCATCCATCAACAACGAAACAAACACCCCTGTTTTGATTGGCGGAATTACTTCCTTGAGTATGAGCCGAATTGGAGTCTTTACCGACACTGGTACGACTACGGTTTTCTCAAACACAATCACCCTTGCCGCGACCAATCCGCTTATTGGCGCTGGACAGACCATAACTGGAACCGGCATACCTGCCAATACAACGGTGGTTTCAGTAGTCACTACGACCGTCAAGATTTCTAACAATGCCACCGCAAGCGGCTCTGTTACTCTGACTTTTGACAACAACATCTCAGTATCTGGCGGGGTTGTGTCATTGCATCCCTACTTGTTTGTGTACGGCAACAACGGCCTGATTCAAAACTGCGCTGCTGGCAATACCAACGACTGGGTATCTGCTGACGCTAATGCCACCAATGTGGCCTCTGGAAAGGTTGTTCAAGGGCTACCAGTTAGGGGCGGCTCAAACGCGCCTTCTGGCCTGTTCTGGAGCCTTGACAGCCTGATCCGTGTGTCCTACATCGGAGGGACGGGAACTCCTGCCCAATACTGGCGTTACGACATCATTACCAGCCAATCTTCAATCTTATCGAGCCAGTCTGCAATTGAGTATGACGGCATTTATTATTGGTGTGGGGTTGACAGATTCCTGATGTACAACGGTGTGGTCAAGGAAATCCCCAACACGATGAACCAGAACTACTTCTTTGACAATTTAAACTACGAGCAACGTCAAAAAGTTTGGGCAACAAAGGTTCCGAGGTTTGGAGAAATCTGGTGGTTTTATCCCCGTGGAGACTCCACTGAGTGCAACGATGCCATCATTTACAACGTGCGTGAGAATACTTGGTATGACGCTGGCCTAGCCGCTGGATCGCAGCGTTCTGCTGGATACTTTTCCCAAGTGTTTGCCTACCCTGTGGCCGCTGATTGGCACACGACCACGGCAACGACAGTTTTCACCGACAACTTCAATGAAGTTAGCGGGAGCGTTTTCCTGTACAGCGACACCTACAACACGCAAGTGGCTTTGCGGCAGGTAATCTCTGGCTCCAACATTCCGACCGGCACAACGGTGATGGCTATCACCTCCAGCAACATCAAGACGCTTGGAGCGATTACGGGCGGCTCTGGCTACGTTAACGGCTCGTACACTAACGTACCCCTTACTGGAGGCTCTGGAGCCAATGCAAAGGCCACCATAGGCGTTGCTGGAGGCGTTGTGACCACTGTCACCATAACCTCTCGTGGCGTTGGGTATGAAGTTGGCAACTCATTGAGCGCATCCAACACAAACCTTGGCGGAACTGGGGCTGGATTTGCCGTGGCTGTGAGTGCTATTTACGCCCAAGCAATTGAGATGTCCGCCGCATCAACGGGCACAGGAACAGTTGCGCTCACGTTCTCCATTGCGGCCAATTTGATCAATGTGTACCAGCATGAGATTGGCACAGACCAGATAGTAGGCCAGAACGTCCGCGCAATCACCAGCTACTTTGAGACCAATGATCTAGGCTGGGTGTCTGGTGGGCCTTCACAGCCTGCCCCTGTTGGTGATAACCGATGGATCCGTTTGGAGCGCGTGGAGCCTGACTTCATCCAGTCTGGTGATATGTCCCTGACGGTGCTTGGCCCAGCCTTTGCACAAGGCCCAGATAAGGTGTCCGACCCGTTTGTTTTTGGCCAAAATACTGGCAAGATTGATATGCGTGAGCAACGCAGGGAGATGCGGCTGCGGTTTACCTCTGACGTTGCCGGTGGAAACTACCAGTTAGGCAAAGCCTTATTGACTGCCGACATCGGTGATGTGAGGCCATATGGCCCTTAATCCTGCACAGATCTATGATCCCCGATACCACACGTTTGACTCGTGGGCATCGCTCATGTGTGAGCTTTATGCGGCGCAGAACCTTGAGATACCTACTCAACTTACCGACTGGAAGAATTGGGGCAATGGATTGTCTGCCATTGACGTTTTTACAAACGAGGCTATTCCGCGAACCGATCAGTACAATGACTGGCATGACTGGGCAGAAGCATTGGTCGCTGCCGTTAACCCAAGAGTTAATTAAATGACCGCATCTACAGCCGAAAAACCAAATGAAGTCGTGCAGATCATGTATGACCACTTCATGGAACAGACCCACAGCGGGAAAAAAGCTGCTGCAATGGTTAATTACATGGGCCAAAAGGTTCAAGAGCCGGGTTGCAAGCTCATCCACCTCGGCAAGATTGTGTTCTTGATCACCGTATCAGGCCCACACATGGTTGAGATGCACGCCATGATTGGAAAAGGATTGTCTGAAAGCGCCAAGCTCAAGGAGCTAGATAAGCAGCTAGACCCTCTGATAGCAATTTTGAAAAATGCGGAAGTAAAGGTGTTGTACACCTATATGCCGCTAAACAAAAAACAAGTGTTTGAAAAAATTCTCCGTGAGTACAAGTTCAAAGAAGAAAAAATTAAAGGCCCGGATGGCAAACCGTACATCTCTTTTTTCATAGAGGTATGAAATGCTGCTCGACCTTCATGATCTAGACCTTGCCCAATTTGAAGACTTGGAGGCGTCCGCTCCAGATGCTTCGCTGCTCCACAAAAATCACCCTTTAAAAGTACAAGCGCGTGAGAAGATCAATGAGTTTCAAAGCGAGTACATCAAGGCTTTTGATGCAGGTAACCTGACTCCTGCTGAGTACAGCTACAAGCATCACTTCACGCAATTGCACGATGAGTTTGGATGTGCCATGTATGGCCGAGAAATGACTCTAGCCAAAGGTGCGATTGTTGTTGGCAGGATCCATAAACACCCCGTAATCAACGTATTGCTTAAAGGCAAGCTGGCTGTTGTCTCTGAGAATGGGCGCAGGGTTGTTGAAGCCCCATGCGTTTATGTATCAGAGCCAAATGTCAAGCGCGTTGGCTATGTGCTGGAAGACTGTGTGTGGCTTAACGTACTAATGACCAAGCAAGTAGGAGAAGAGAACTTAGACGACATCACTGATTTTCACACCGCCAAAACATATGAAGAGGTTGGTCTGATTGACTCAACCAATAAGCCATTGGAGATGAAATAACATGGCATTTTTCATTATTACTCCAGCGGCGGCTACTTACCTTTTTGCCGCAGAAATTGGTACTGCTATTGCTTCGTTTGTTGGTGTTACTGCCGTAAGCGCTACGGCTGCAACGGCAATTGGCGCAGCAACCATTGGCGCTACTTTTTCCGCATTGAAGGGTGATAAGCCAGAGGACATTCTTAAAAACGCAATATTGGGTGGGGTCACTTCGTATGTTGGTGGCACTATCGGACAGAATATTTCCCAAACAGTTTCAAAAAGCGTAGCTACAAATTTAATCTCAAGCGGGGTAAGTCAAACCACAGCAAACGCAATGTCGCAAGTGATTGCAACGGCGACATCTGGAGCAATTTCTAGCGGAACTTCAGCGCTGCTTCAAGGAAAAAATCCTATTGATGCGATGCTTAAAGGCGGGTTGACTGCCGGATTGAGCAGTAGCGTCAATTTGGCGGTAGATAAATTTACCGGAGGCATACCCGGATTTGACAGTCTGTCGTCTTCCGAATCTGGGGCGGCTTTTGCTCGTGCCACAAAAAGTGTTATTGCCGCATCTTTGCTTGGAAACGATCCAAGTAAGGCGTTGCAAAGCTCATTGATAGACTCATTCCTTCAAGTTGCTGGGCCAAGCATCAAAGAAACAATTTCTGACGCTGGAACTGCTTTAAAAAATGCTGCGTCAAAAATTACTTCTTTGCAAGACAGCATCAACTCAAGCATAACAAAGCAGCAAACAATTGCTGAAGATTACAACGACCTTATTGATCCATTGCAAGATGAGCAGGATGCCGCTCAAGCTGCAATTGACAAGTACAACAAAGACAAATACAAATACGATAACTTTACATATGTATACACCAAAAAAACAAAACGTGTTAAGAACACAGGAAGAGGTGGCGGATATAGCACTGTTACTTATTACGTTGACCCCAAAACCGGAGGAGAAGTAACAAAATCCTCTCTTGTTTTAACAATCAACAAAGACGCTGCGGCGGCTAACACTGCAATTGATTCTTTCAACAATAGCTATGCAACAGCAAAGCCGCAGATAGACAGCTTGAATGAAAATTTCAAAGCCGCTCAATCTGATTACGCGACTTTGACCGCCCAACTTAAAGATGATGTTCAGCCATCGTTTGATGAGGCGGTTAAGAGCTTCAATGAAGTTGAGGCCGCGAACACTGAGTTGATTGCGAATAAGCTGCAAAACTTTCAAGCAGCAAATGACAAATACAAAGAATTGTACGGAAAAGATGCATCGCCTGAAGAGTTATCAAAGATTATTAAATCAGACACGCCTGATTATGTAAAGGCTATTGAAGAGCAGTACAAGGTTGATCACCCTGCGGCCAGCGTAGATGTTGTATCTACCCCCGCCCCAACAACTCCTGCTATAGATATTACGCCGGTTGTTACTCCTTCTGCGGCAAATCAAGACGCAACTTCAGTTGTTTTGCCGTCTTCTACCGCTACGCCAGTTGTAACGACTCAAGAAACAACGCCTGCCGCAACAACGCAAGACACCTCTACAGCCCTAACTCAAGCTCAAATTGATGCTGCAAAAGCAGAAGGCTCTAACATAAGCGAAGGCGAAAAGGTTAGCATTGCAAATCAGAAAGAGATACCGCAAGTAAAGCCGGGTGAGGCTGTATTCACCGTCTCCAATCCAATGACTGCCGGTGAGCGCAATCAAGTAGTTGAGACGGCCATTAACACCGCCAAGACCTTTGACGAGGCTTACGCAGCGGCTCGTGCTGGCTATGGCGCTGGAAAGACTTTTACTTGGAATGGGAACAGCTTTAGCACCAACACTCGTGTTGAAGACCCTGCTCTTGCGGCCAAGTCAGATGAAATACGGATGAACAAAATTGCGGCTTCTGATGCCGCAGGCTCTGGCCGTGGCGCAATGGATGGATTTAGTGCAGCGGATGATGCCGCATTTAAGGCGGTAGTCACTCAAACTCCAGCAAGTCAAACGCCAGCAAAAACAACTGGAACAACTTCTGCCAATGAGGATGTTGTGTATGACCCGCTCACAGGTTTGCCTGTTGGTGGAACTTCAGATGGAACAATGCCAGCCAGTTTTCAAAAGTTTAATGACGCCATTGGAAGGGCTGTTCAGACTTCAATTGACATTGGAGTAGGCATCCCAGCAGGCGGCGCAAACTTGCTTGGACAAGTTGGCTCGATTGGACTGATGACGGGATTGGCTGGCCCAGACAATGCGTTTCTTAAAACATCCAAAGAAATACAAGCAAGCATTGACAATTTACGGTCAACCAGCTTTAAGTCTGATCAGGCGTTGATGAATCAAGCCATCTCCAAAGCTGGGGATGAGGGCACCTTCTCTCAAGTGGTGGAGACCTTTAAGCAGTTTGGCGTCAATCCAGTTCAAACCGCAGCGTTCATTGCTGAAAACGGGGTCACACTGCTTACTGGAAGCGGCGCAATGGTTGCTGCTCGTGCCCTTGGTGCTGGAATGAAAGTGGCCGAGGTTGCCGCCATTACCGCCAATGCGGTAACTCAAGGTGCCGACATAGCTCAAAATGCTTATGACCAAGCCATCGCTCTTGGCGAGACTCCAGAAGAGGCGTTAAGGCGTGGCCGTATTGCTGGTTCAATTGCAACAGCTACATCTGCAATCGCCAACAAGTTTATACCCGGAGCGCTTTCTAACGAACAAAAAATTGCACAGCAAACCATTGTTAAGGAAAGCCTTAAATCCGCATTGAAGGGTGAGCTTAGTGCCGAGGTTGCTGAAGAAGTATCCGGGAAAATTGCGACCAACATGGTGAACGGTCAGGCTTGGGATAAAGACATAGGATCTGCTGCTGTACAAGCAATTATTGCAAGCGGAACAATTACTGGAGCGGTGCATTCTGGTCAGGTTTCACAACAGACCTCTTCAAAGGTTGAGCAACAAATTATTGAAACTGTTGCAGCGCCTGTTGCGTTTACCAAAGCAAGCGAAAGCAATAAAACCGTACTGTCTTCAGCGCAAAAAGTTATTTCCGATTACGACAACTCTTACAAAGCATATCAAAGCGCTCAAGAGGCTGTAAACCAGTTTAAAGAAATAAGCCAGAGCGTTGAAGCCAACCAACAAGCGTTGCCAGAGGCGAAACAACTTTACCAATCAAACAAGGAAATTTCTGACAAAGCGGCACAAGAGGCCGCAGCCGCTCAACAGCATTTAACTGAAATAGAGGAAACAAAAAAAGAGACGTACTCAAAATACTTCAGCGCGGAAACTAGGGTTGAAAAAATAAACTCGCAGCTTGAGATATTTTCTGTTTTGGAAGCCGAGAGGAAAGCAAAGGAAGAGGCCGCAGCAAAAGTAAAAGCAGCGCAAGACACCAAAGCTGAGGCTGAAAAAGCCGCACAAAGTTTTGCTGGCCTTCAGCTTAAATCGGAACAAGATTTGGCGGCAAAGACCGCGAATGAATCAAAGGCAAGAGAAGCCGCAAGTCAATTAGCTGCGCTAAAAGAAGCCGCGCAACAAAAAGAGGTGGCAAGGGTAAAAGCGGAAGCCGACATCAAGGCTTCAAATGATGCTTTGCAAGCGGCACAAGCGAGGGTTACTGCTGCACAGCAAACAAATGGAAATGTTGACACAAATGCAAATCCAAATGCAAATCCAAATCCGAACGCCAATCCTAATGTCAATGCAAATCCTAACGCAAACCCTAATGCCAACCCAAATGTAAACCCAAATTCAAACCCTAATGCAAATCCAAACGTTAATCCAAACGCAAATGCAAACATCAATCCAAATGTAAACCCTAACGTCAATCCAAGCGTTAGCTTAAACATCAACCCTAATGTAAATCCAAATGTAAACCCGGATGTAAATGCAAATCCCAATGCAAACCCTAACGCTAATCCGAACGCTAATCCCAATGCAAACCCTAATGCAAACACTAATGCAAATCCAAACGTTAACGTAAATCCGAACGCAGCGTTAAATTCTCGTGTTGATGAGTTGGTTAGTTTGGGCGCAGACCCGGCTGATGCTATTAGGATTGCAACGCAGGAAATAAATCCATCAGTAGCAGCAAATACAGCCGGATATGACCAGCAATCAGTGCTTCAAAAAGAGCTTGAAACTATTGCCAAGAACACTGCTGCCGCAAAGGCTTCAAATGCTGCGCTGCAAAAAGGCGCGGCACAGGGTGCTTTGTCTTTGTTGCGTCCAGTCGCCCAAGACCAGCAGCTTATACCTACAACGGATGAGGCTAAGAAAAAATCGCCGCTTTCTTCTGTTTACCTTGGAGCAAAGCAAAACCCCAACCAGTTTGAAAGCCCGTTGGCAAAGTTTTTGAGTCTTCAGGAGCAATCGTTTGGATTTGAAAATGAATATGGAATTCAGCCAACCTCAGCAAGCACTGGATTACCAGCACAAGGAAACGCAATGAACGACCCCTCATACTCGTATGGAACTCAGCGATCCATTGAGGACATCCTCAATATGGGCGCGGGCCAAGCCGGGCAGGCGGGCCAAGCTACGGACGCCTCCACCGCCTACCCATCGGCATCGGAGAACCTCAAAACAGGCACCTACGCCAAAGGCGGCAGGGCTGGTACTCGCCACGGGAAGTACGCCCAAGGCGGTCTAAGCACCCCTTTGATGGCCTCTGGAGGCAAGATGCGGGTGGACTTCCGCCACGGGGACGCCGTAACGGGGGCTGGAGACGGCCAGTCGGACGATATTCCCGCCATGCTGGCTGACGGGGAGTTTGTTTTCCCCGCCGATGTTGTTGCAGCGGTAGGAAATGGCTCAACCAAGGCGGGAAGCGATAAACTATACGACATGATGCACGGCATTCGCGCCCATGTCCGTTCTGCTAAACCCAAGGATTTGCCGCCGCAGATCAAATCCCCGCTTGATTTTCTCAAGCGAAGCTAGGAGATAAATATGTCAGCTTTTGATGTTTATGCAAATCCGAATGTAACGACAACGGACACTACGGCGACAACATCGCCAGACTATTACACAAACCTGATGTCGGGATTGTCTACTGCTGGCATGAATGCAATGGCAAATCCCAACCAGATTGCGCCTTTGACGGCCATGCAAAACACGGGATATGCACAAGTACCTACGGCGGCAGGAGCTTATCAGCCCGGTCTTTCAGCGGCAGAGCAAACCGCCTCTACTGCTGCCGCTGGTGCCGCCCCGCAGATCAGCGCTTTCATGAACCCATACACCACCAACGTGGTGGATGAGATGGCGCGTCTTCAGCAGCAAAACGTACAGCGCAACCTAATGCCGCAACTCAAGGCTGGCTTTGTCGGCTCTGGTGGCCTTGGTAGCCAGCGCTATGCAAACGCAATGGGCCAAACCCTGTCTGACCTACAGTCCAACTTGACTGGTCAGCAGTATGGCGCTTTGTCTGCTGGGTACAAATCCTCTGTTGATCAAGCGTTGCAAAATGCACAACTGCAAACCCAAGCGGGCCAACTGCAAGGCAACCTTGCCGAGAAGGAGCAATCGCTTGGCCTCACTGGCGCTGGCGCGTTGACCAAAGCAGGCGCAGAGCAGCAGGCATACCAGCAATCGCTGATTGATGCACCCCTGAAGACGGCCACCAATGCCTCTGCGTTGTTGCGCGGCTACCAAGCCCCCGGCTCCACAACGACAACAAAGTCAGGCCCATTGACCAGCAGCTACTACCAAGGGTCGCCTCTTAACCAAGTTATTGGAATCGGTACTGCAATTGGTGCTGGCCTTGGATCGACCAAGACAACTGATCCGAAGACTGGCTTAATTACTGAAACGCCAAACTGGTTATCCAAACTTTGGAATGAGTCAAAAGGATTGCTTAATCAAAGTTTGCCAACTGCCCCATATACCCCTCCAAATGACCAATCTGGTGGAGAAGTAACGACTGGCGGGTATTGGGATGCAGACGGAAACTGGGTTGAAAACCCATAAGGAATAAATCATGGCTACAAAAGGTGCTTTATCCAGTCTGCCAAAGCTGACCCCAGCCTACGGGCTTGAAGAGGGTCAAACAGACGATGCCGTTGAGCGTGCTACCGATAGGGTAATGCAAGCATATGCGGCTCGTCAAAATCTTGGTTACGATCCAACGCTGATGGCGTTTAGTCAGGCAATGCTATCTTCCAAAGGAAACTTTGGCGAAGGACTTGGCGCTGGTCTCAAAGGCGCACAAGAGGCGCAGCAGCTAAACAGGCAACAAGACATTGAAGAGGCTCAGGCCGGTCTTACGATGGCACAGGCGCAACGTGAGCAGCAGAACGCCCAACGCGCTGCCTCAATGTTTGGCGAACTGACTGGCCCTGCACAAGCAAGGCCAACTGGACTGCCTGCCGATGGGGTTTCTTTGCCTCCTGCTGCAAATGGGCCTGCTGGTCAACAAGGCAGCGCCCCTGCTGGGATGAGGCCTATAACCCTTGAAATGGCTGAAAAGTTTAAAAAGGCGTTTCCAAAAGACAAAGATTACGGCAGCTTCTTAATGGATGCTGCAAAAATGTATCAGGGGCGTTTCTTGATGAGTGATCAAGGCGTGTTTGATACTATGGCCGATGGTGGTCGTGGCGCATTTGTAGATTTGCCAATGCGAAACCAAAAGCCTTACGAATACTCAACCGTTGGCGGCACCCTCACGATGACGCCAGCAGAGTACGACCATTACAAAATGTCTGCAAGCAAAGGGCTTGGAAAGCAATGGGTAGAGGCGTACAAGGCTGGAGAGTCTACTGACTTAATAGAAGAAATAGCTTTTGGCAAGAAGGGCATCATGTCACTGCCTGCGCCAAAAGAAGTGATAGAAAGTCAGCCTCCTGAAATTCCAAAAGTAATAAGCCCAGCCGCTGTTGCTGAGCCTTCTGGCCTCGAAAAAAAACCTGATGAAGCTCAATCCAATATTTCCGCTATTCTTGCAAAACCCACAAGGCCAAACGGTATTTTAAGTAAAGAAGATCAAGCTATGCTGGATAAACAGCTTGATTTGAATGCTGACATTGCCAAACAACAAGCTGCATCAAACATAGCTGTTGAAAAAGTTGGCAAGGAAGAAGCTGCAAAACAAGAAGCTGAGCGCAGAGCAGAGTTTAAAACAAAAGCTGATGTGGCAAGAGAATCTATTGAGATGGCACGCCAATTCAGAAAGTTTGCTAGTGACCCTGCTGCTGAAAAAATCATGGGTGTGTTTAGCAACAATAAAGTGTTTTCGGCAATTGTTAACCTTGTTGAAAGCGGAGTTGGTGTTTCGGGATTTAGTATTGGCATTCCAGAAATTTCTAACATAGTAAAAAATCTTAATTTAGACCCAACGGAAATGCAAAAGGCTCAAACGCTTGGTATGTTGATTGCAAATATGCAGTTGTCAAAAGGCAAGCTGCTAAAAGGCAGCACATCCAATTACGAGACTGCATTGATGGGCAGGGCTGGCGTAACCGACAAGGATATTCCTCTTACTGTACGAGCCAAGGCAGATATGCTTGAACGCAAAGCCCAGTACCACCAAGACTTGGATGAGGCTTTTGATGACTTTAAAGGAAGCGTATCGACGTTCTATCGGTCAAAAAAGTACAAAGATATGTTTTCCAAATATTTAGATGACTTGACTGGAATGGCTGTCGGTGAAAAACAAATGAATTCCCCTGAGCCTGCTAAAGCTCCTGCTGCTCCAGCCAAGTCCCCTGATGGAAAAAAAGTACGGGACATTGAAGGCGCAGCAAAGAAACTAGGATAAGGATTAAGCCATGTCAGTAAAACCACCAGAACTAGCATTTCTTAACGGACTTAGCCACGAGCAAATTGTTTATGCCGTTAAAGTTGCACAGGCGGCGGAAAGGGCTGGGGTGCCTCCAAAACTTGCCGTAGCTATTGCTTACCAAGAGAGCGGCCTTAATCCAAATGTTCCTAATGGCACAGCGGGAGAGATTGGTTTAATGCAGATCAAGCCTAATACAGCGAAAGGTGAGGGCTTCAGCCTTGCCGACATAAAAACTCCTCAAGGAAATATTGATGCTGGCGTTGCTTATCTTAAAAAATCTTGGGAATTAAATAAAAAAAATCCCAAGTTGACTGCTTACGGATACAACCGTGGAATTGATGATCCAATGTTCTATGGCGGAGAAGCAAATCCATTAGGGCAAGATTACGTTACTGCCATTGAAAAGCATGGGGCATTCAATGGCTTGGTTAATGAGACTCCCGCCAATACAGAAGCGCCCGCATCAACGGCTTCTGAAGCACCAGCAGAAGATACAGAGGCCAAGTCGGAACGGTCAACTGTAGTTGCAGCGTCACCTCCTTCACCAAAACCTCCAGACACTTCTGGTGCCAGCAAAGGTGAACGCTTTGTAACGGGTTCGGTTGGCACCGCTATAGGGGCATCTGTTCCGCTTGGAAAAGGCATTTTTAAAGCAAAAGATGCAAGAGACATACGCAAGGCAGGAGAAATTGCTAAAGCGGAGGAAGAGGCTCGTTTGTCGGTTCAGGCAGTAAATGAATCGGCCAAAGCTGGCAAGACCGTGCCGCCATCCGTTACCCCGCCTAGCTCCTTAACCAAGTTAGAGCCGATCAAACCCATCCCTGTTGGGCCAAAAGATGCTGGTCGAATGGCAAAAGGCCAAACTGGCGCTGGGGTTTACAACTACGCCAAGGATGCTGGCTTGACAGATATTGAGGCGGCACGCGCTTTGGATATGACCAAGAATGAAGGCGGCGCTCACGACTTGTCCACCCAACGCCGCGAGGGATTAAATCGCGTCAACCAAATTGCGCCAAATCAGTTTGTTGAGAACCCACAGTACGGTGGCTTGATGACGCCAGATCAAGGTGGCGGCAAAGGCCCAAAGGCATCATTTAAAGTGCAAGGGCCACTTTCTGCCGCTGATGCTCCAGTAGATCCTTATATGCGCGGCCCAGCAGCGCCACCGCCTCAAGGCACTTTGGTTGAGATTCCAAAACCAACCCCGCCAGCGCCGCCTTCACTGGCCCAGCGCACTGCCGCAGGATTGGATGAGGTTGCCAACCTGTTCAAGTCAATGATGAAGCCTGTGGCCGATACGGCTAAGTATGCTGGCAAGTACGCCTTGCCGCCCCTTGCTGGTCTATCTGCTGGCTTGGATGTGGCCGAGATGGCTCACGAGTACGACAAGCCTCCCGACCAACGCGACTACATCAAGATGGCAACCAAAGGTGCTGGTGTCGTTGGTGGAGCTTTATCCATGTTCCCGCCAACAGCACCCTTTGGAGTGCCGTTAATGCTTGGTGCAAGTGCAGTTGACTTGTACAGGGATCCAGCGGCTCGTGCTTACGCTGAGAAAAAAATGCAAGAGATGCAGCAAGGAGTCCAGCGCCGGTTTGATCAAGTTCCATCGGATTATTCAGACCCGATGGGTTATGCTCAATAGGCAGTTGCTACTTAGCCCCCATTTCCGGGGGCTTTTTTTATGGCCGCTGTCTCTCTAAAACCTTGGCGACTTCAGGGTTCAGTTCGGCCACGATAGCAACGCAGCGCTCATGCTCCGCTTTGGCTAAGTGAGGATGGGCGTAAGCCAGCAGCTTGTTGGAAAACTGGACGATGTCTACCTCGTCTGCAATCAAGGCGTCGGGTTCATGGACATCGCAGTAGAAAAAAATCTGCTTGATAGTTTCTTCGGTTAGGTATTTCATGAGTGTTTGTTCTTTAGTTGCCAGAAGGATAGAAGGTGGGAGAACATCGGCCAACCCCGATCGATGTCTTCCAATGACCATTCTTTGACCACTACGAGGCCGGGGACGCTACGACTCACAAACACATTTGCACAGCGTGCCTTGGGGCATCCAAGCCCTACACGGTACGCCGCCAACTGCATCAGATGCTCATCGTAGCCCTCGACCTTTGCGGGGTCAGAGAATTCTTTCGTTTTAACGTCAATGACGAAGCCATCACCTCGTTCATCGGCAGGGACATATAGGTCGCACTTACCGCCAAAACCGAGTTCGTGTGCGAATGAACGCTCCGATACCCAGCCCCAGTCACCAAAGTGGTCGTTGATCGCTTGTACGCAGGCTGAAACGCTTGCTTTGTGGTTGCCTGTGGGCCTGTTTTCATAAAATCCTTGTATGGACGCATGGATGTCTGTTCCAGCGTCCGCAGCCGCACGCCCCTGCTCTTTCGAGTCATGGATGATTCTGGCTATGTATTGCTCTTCTGTCTCGCTATCTACTTTGGGCAATGTCAGCGCGGCCATCAGCACTTGCTGCTGCATCCAAGCTAACAAAGCGGGCTTTGCTGCCACGCCAAGAATGGTGGTGACCGAGGGCACCAGATTCATTGTGCGGGCATCACGAAGGGTTGTGGCGCGTAGTCCGCCCTTCTTGGCCTCCACGGTGTATTGTGGAACGCCATCACGAGTGTACCAATGATTGGATTCGCTGGCTCTGATTACTGTACTCATATCTATCCTTAAAGGGTGGGGTACTCGCTACGTCTGGCTGACCGCCGCATTGCAGTGACACTTCACCAGCATCCGCTTTCCCCCGTTAATCTACTTTGCGCCGCATGACCCGCTGCATCCTGCCAGCGGCACCTTTGCGTTGCTCTCCAGTGTCTTCAATAAAGCCTTTTTTGATCAGCTTGGCATAGCGTGGCGAGATTGTCTGCACCCCATGCTCTGGGATCATGCGAACCACATCATCCGAAATGCACCCATTAGGGAACTTGCAGATCACATCGTAGACCCGTAGCTCAAGCGTCTTGGAGTCGATGGACTTTGCCGCCAACTTGCTTGTGATAGGGTCTTTCCTTCGAGCATGGGATTTGGCAGGGGAGCCAAAATGGCCGTCAAAAATATCAGGCGTCTTCCAATCGAACTGATGCTTTGCCATAGCTGATCTCCTACTCAGAAGGGAATACTATCTTCCATATCATCGAACCCAGACCCAGTATTTAGGTTGGGGGCTTTGCGCTCTGGAGCGGTAGAGTGTGCAGCCTTCCACTCAGGAGTATTTTGGATCTTCTCCTTCATCTTCTGGCCGAAGGTCTCAAACAATTCCATGTCTGGCTCATCCAGATCAAACGCCTTGAGCGGGTTGTGCCCAGCAGGCAGACCTGCACGCTTGATGTTGGACGGCACAGGGTTGATGCTGGAGATGTTCGTGTAGTCCTTGCCGTCTTGGCCCTTCTCCCGCACCACCGACAGCATGGCCCATACGCCCAGCACGTTCTTTAACTGAAAGCCCCGCAACTCTTCTTCGGTGAAGGCGCGTGACCGCCAGTTCTCCAACTCGGTACGCAGCTTGGCTGTGTCAAAGAAGCTGGCCGTAAAGTTCTTGGAGATTGACAGGGGTTCGCCCTTCTCGGTAAGCAACGGGTTGCCATCGGCGTCCTCGCTGTGTACCTCAAATTGAAACATCACCTTTGGCTGGAACTTGGTTTTGCCCTGCCATGTGGACTGCTGTGTGCCCATGTCCACGATTCGGTAGCACCGAGCAAGGTGCATCCCCGGAGGCACTTGCGCAAAGCCGCCCCCACCGTCTGTTTGACTTACTGTTAGACCCATTTTTCACTCCTAGTTTCAAGTTTCACTATGGGACAAGGGATGCCGCATTCTGCGCGGATCACCCACCAGTCCCCCTCTGTAGCGACACCCGCCTGCGCCCGATCAAGGGCTTGGGCAAGCATCAGCATCTTTTCGGCCATAGCCTGTTGCAATTCGCTTTCCATGTCGTTCACTTTTAGGTTAAACTGGAGCGACTATATCACGTTTAACAAGAAATTACAGAAAATTTTTAACAATCGTGTTTTTTAGTGTAACATCGTGTTAACTCAACAACAGGAGCTTTATGACCCTAACCGAATATTTCACTGGTAAACCGCGAGGCACGCAGAGAGATTTTGCCCTCAAGCTAGGCATCTCCAAAACGTGGCTCTCATTGATCAGCACGGGGCGCAAACTGCCTAGTCCCGAACTGGCACTGGCAATCGAAACACACACAGGCAGGAAAGTGAAGAGGGTTGAATTACGGCCCGATATTTTTGGAAAGACAGCGAAAAATGCATTACTACCAACACCACATCGGTGACTACAGAGCGGCGACAGCCCACTTGACCAACGACGAGGATCTGGCCTACAGACGCCTCTTGGATATGTACTACGACACGGAGCAGAAGATTCCTATGGACACTGATTGGGTGGCCCGTAGGATTCGGATGGATGTAACGGTCGTTGAATCCGTGTTGGTCGATATGTTCCAAGAGGACGAGGACGGATGGTTTCACAGCCGCTGTGAGCGCGAAATTGAGGCATTCAAGGGCAAGTTGGAGACCGCATCCAAGGCTGGAAAAGCCTCCGCTGCCAAGCGTGCAGCCGAGAAAATCAACGTCCGTCCAACAACCGTTCAACCAACCATAAACCATAAACCATTAACCATAAACCATAAAAGAATACAAGCGCCTGACGGCGTTTCTGAAAAAGTCTGGGAAGATTTTGTTCAGCTTCGTAAAGCCAAGAAGGCAGTCATCACGGAGACGGGTATCAAGGGACTCCAGCGAGAGGCCAACAAAGCTGGCTACAGCCTTCAGGAAGCCTTGGAGACCTGTTGCAGCAGGGGTTGGGTAGGGTTTAAGGCTTCGTGGGTGCTGGACACCCTTAAAACGCCTGCAAAGAGCTTTGCTGAGACCGAGCGGGAGTACAAGCAGCAGCAGTACGATGAAATGGTTGGCCGCAAGCCAGTCACTCTTGTCAACTCACTGGAGATCCAAAATGGTAGCAATTGATCGACTGTTTGAGCGGCTGGCCCTGACCTACGGGTCGGCTTGGCAGAACTCCTTTGGGGCGGCTCCGATCATGGATGTCAAGTCCATGTGGCAGCACGAGCTTTCCAGCTTCTTGCAAAACAAGGAGACCATGAAGCGCATCGTCTGGGCGCTGGACAACCTGCCTGAGCGGGTGCCCAACGTGATCCAGTTCAAGAATCTGTGCCGCATGGCTCCAGCGCCAGAGGTGTTGATGCTGCCTGAACCGGCGGCTGATCCTGAGCGGGTGGCCGCAGAGTTAGCCAAGATCGCTCCCATGATGGCCGAGAAGCGGTCTGAGAACGATCCCAAGGCGTGGGCCAAGCGGCTGCGCTTTCGGCATTTGGCCGGTGAGCGTATGCGGTCGATCCAGATTCAGATGTACAAACAGGCTTTGAAGGAGGAGGCGTGAATGCGGAGGGGAAAGGTGAGGACGAGCATCGGCATCGCTGTCTCGTTCGGTGGGTTATCAAAACCCGAATACAAGATCGTGACGCTGCGGTGCGATTCCTTGACGGCTACCGTGACATTACTGGGAAGACTGTCAAAGGATGGAACCAAATTCACCCTAAATCCAATCTGGATAGAGACGTCCGAGACCAATGGATCAAAGGCAACCGAGGCAACGAAGGAGAATGGAAATGAACCAGTTTGCTAAGAACATTTTTTCGCAGGGCAAGACCCTGTTCACGCAGCTTGAGTTTGACAAGGCATTGGCAGAGGTCAGGGAGGAAATCCTTGGCTACGCCATGCACGCAACGCACATGGCAATCCTGATTGAGCGGGAAGCCTGCGCCAAGTTGGCCGACGAGTGCGTGGACATCGAGAAGCTAGGGGACGCGATACGCAATCGCATACCTGAGCAGCGCCAATGAATCCGCTCGAAATAACGCTGCCGTGGCCTCCGTCGGTCAACACCTACTGGCGCATGGTCAACGGGCGGATGCTGATCAGCAAGGACGGCAGAGACTACCGGCAAGAGGTGGCCGATCAGATGCTGATACAGCGTGCCCAGAAGCACTTTGACGGGCCTTTGTGCCTTACGGTGGAGGCTCACCGGCCAGACAACCGCAGGCGTGATTTAGACAACCTCCTGAAAGCCACGCTCGACTCGCTGGCCCATGCCGGGGTGTACGAGGACGATTCGCAGATAAAAGACTTACGCATTTACTGGGCACCAAACATTGGTGGGATGCTTAAGATAAAGATTGAGGAGATGGAATGAACGAGGACGTAGCGCTGAAGTGCCTTTGGTTTACCAATTTAAAGGGAACCATTGGCATAGCAAAGATCAAGACATATGGCGGAGAGATCGAGTACAGGATCAGTTCAGTCGATGGATTTTTAGAAAACATGGATGTGCAGCAAGTGGTTGCATGGGGGGCAAGATTCCCTGACGCTGCTGGCGAGGCACTTTTTGGGAAGCACAAATGAAACAAGAACCAGAGTGGGTTGATGTGGTGGCGATGTTTGCCATGCTGGCATTACTGAGCAGGCCCAAGAACGCGCAGCCAGACGACATAGCTTATGTGGCCTATGAGCAGGCTCAAAAAATAATTGAAGAAAAGAATAGGCGGGATAAAAAGTGTGATATGCTTTAACTTCAACTTAAACAGAGAAAGGAAATACAGTGCAAGACCGAGACCCTCACGAGGCGGTGGATTACATCCTGAGACACGCCAAGCAGTTCGCCAAAGCCAAGGCGGAGCGCACCTACATCGAGCATTACCGCAAGAGCCTCAAGGCCATCTTGATGAAGAAGTCCAACGAGTCAGCGATTGGTGCCCAAGAACGCGAAGCATACGCACACCCAGAGATGCTGGAGTTGATCAAGGGCTTACAGGCAGCGGTAGAGATCGAAGAGAAGCTCAAGTGGGACATCACCGCAGCCGAGCTTCGCGTAGAGATCTGGCGTACAGAACAAGCAAACAACCGACAAGAATTTAAGGTGACAGTATGAAACTAAACGTATGGAAACAAGCCCAAGATTTGGAAACACTCGTCTTGCATTTGGAGTCAAGGATAGACAACCTTGAGTCAGTGCTTGCTAGTGTGCTGACAAAACCCAGAGTTGATCCAAACTGGATCTCAAAGATGGAGGAGAAAGAACTTCTTGATAAAAGGGCGCAACAAAGGGCTTACTCACGCAAGTATTACCAAAAGAAAAAAGCAGAACGCGCTGCACAGAAGGAGGCCAAGTAATGCCCGCACTAATTGGATTACTTTGCGTGGCTGCTTGGTTCACGCACGTTTTTACTTGCTTTGCACAGGGCTTGTGGGGCTTCTTGCTGGCTGGTGCCATCTTGTTCCCGATTGGCATCTTGCATGGTTTTTATCTTTGGCTTCATTAGGAGAATACAAATGAAAGATATAGCAGACGCAGACTACGCCAAGCAATACACCGACTGGCACGTCAAGACCGGCGGCTATGCAAGGGACATTACCTTGCGTGACCACTTTGCGGGATTAGCTATGCAAGGGCTAACTGTCCATAACATTCGAGAAACCTACGCCGAAATGGCAGAAAAGTCCTACACAATGGCAGAGGCCATGCTTCAGGAGCGTGCCAAATGATTTTGCAAATGAAAGGTGGTTGGACATACAAAGATGTACTCAACATGGAAGACAACGTAGAGCAGGAGCGGTTCCTAATCACAGACACTTATGTGCGTGTGAAGTACAGGAGCGCAGACGATATAAGCGGGTGGTGGAAGCACCCATTGGACGATCAAGTTAAGGAGCGTGCTAAATGAAAGTCAAAGACCTGATTGAAAAGCTGCAAGCCGTTGACCCTGAGTTGATGGTAGTGCGTGATGGCTACGAAGGCGGGGTTACTGAGGTGGGAAGTGTTGATGTAAAAGAAGTTGCTTTGAACGCCAACGAAGCGTGGTATTACGGTGAGCATGAAACTTTGTATGCCGACGAGAAAGCCAACGAGCAATACGCTGGCAAAGAACGTGCGCTTGTTGTTCACATTACTTAAGGAGAAAACCAAATGAACACTTGCTGCGATTACGGAAAATGCACCAATGGCCCTGACTGTCCGGTACGCAAGCAACGCATCAAAGAAATCAATGATGCCTATGTCAATGGGTACAACGATGCTCAACTGGGCGACCCAATAGACGACCTTGCCGACACGTTTAAAGGATTGCTTACCGTGATGGCGGTAGTGCTGTGCGGCTGGGTTGCTTTTTTACTTATATGGGGGAAGTGATGAACATCATTGAACTAGCACAAGAGTGCAAACTAATTGGAATGCGCCCTCATTTGGATGGCATCTATCAAGAAGCCCTTGAAAAGTTTGCCGACTTGGTAGCAGCGCATGAGCGTGAGGAGTGTGCCGCATTATGTTTTTCGATTTGGAACAAGTGGCTCGACACGCCCGAAGAAGACCGTTACAAAGTGCTTTATGACGCTGAAGACTGTGCCGCCGCCATCCGCGCAAGGGGAACAATATGATGACACCGTGGTTCCCGCCGCACATCAAGCCTGTGAATAAGGGTGTGTATGAGATTAAATACACAGGAAGGGGTTCGCATGAAAGCTATATGTGGGCTACATGGAACGGAAATAAATGGTCGAGTGGCTCTTACAACTTGTGGGATGAGTACCACAAGCAGTTTGACGCTAATCAAAACAAATACTGGCGCGGTTTTAAGGAGAAACAAACATGACAGGCTATCAAAGCAAGAAAGCAGCGGCGCTGGACAAGCTAGAGCAATGGGGCTGCGAAGCGTTTAATGACTGGTGGGACAGTGACTACGATGACAGCACTAACCCGTATGAAAAAGACACCTTTGCTTATTGGGCATGGGCAGGTTGGCAAGCAGCATTGGCACAGCCAGCGCAGGAGCCGTTGGCGGTTCATCAATTCCGATCACCCCATTGTTCTGATTGGTATGACGGTATTCCCGACCACCACGATGGGCATGGGCCATATGAGGTTCGCACCCTCTACACCCACCCATTACAGCGCACACGGGTTGTGCTGACGGACAAAGAAATCGAAGCAATATGGAAGGTTGCTTTATTTGCTGACTATGGAGTTGGTGCTGAGTTAAGCAATCAACCATTTGTTCATTATGCAAGAGCCATTGTGTTGGCTCATGAAGACGGGCTTACCAAGGGCAAGCAATGACCAGTATTCGCAAACGGCGCAAGGTGGCGCAAACCGCCGTCAGGCGCAACAATTCTTGGAACTGGTCATTTGACAAATTTGTGCATAGTGTTGTCACGGCCACGAACAAAATGTCAAAAGCAATGGAAGAGGCTTACGCAAAGTCAAGGGCGCAACATGACCACGCTGGCTGAGAAAAAGCACATGAGCCGCGTGGCCGAGCTGGGCTGCGCTGTGTGCAGGCGCATGGGGTACGAGGGCACCCCAGCGGAAATACACCATAAACGGGCTGGAACAGGGGCTGGAAGGCGCTCTAGCCACATGGATGTAGTGCCTTTGTGCCCGCAACACCACAGAGGCTCAGACGGCATCCACGGGCTTGGCACAAAGGGATTTTTTAAGCACTGGGGATTTGATGAGGAAGATCTCCTCATGGACACCCGCCTGTTGCTGAATCTGGACAACTTAGGGTAAACACCTAGAAAATAAATTGAGAAAAGGCTTGTATCGTTTAATTTGGCGTTATACTAACATCACTGCAATCCGCAGGTAACAGTGAAAGACAGCGACATGAACAACGATCTCAAGCTCAATGACGTAGACACCCTCGGCGCACTGCTGGCCCAGATCAAAGACCTGACCGACCGTGCTGACGCCATCAAGGACGCCATCAAGGACAGCGCCAGCGCAGGCGGTGCTAAGGTTGTAGAGGGTGCCATCTTCAAGGCTACCTACAGCGAGACCAACCGCTCATCGGTTGATTACAAAGCCCTGCTGGCCGAGCTAGGTGCCACTGCCCAGCAGATTGCCAGCCACACCAAGACCACCGCCGTGTTCACGGTCAAGGTCACCAGCCGTTAATCGGAGCAGCCATGAAAAACGTGTACATCAACGCAATCGTGGCCTTCGGGCCAGATGGCAAAGAGCAGGGCATTGTTGAGTTGACAGATGAGGAGTGCTTTGCATTGGAGCGTGCCATGCAATGGCCTGAAGACCTAGCCAAGTGGGATCGACTCAACCGAGTGATCAACGGCTACGAGATGGGATCACCAATTTAATTAACCGGGGCTTCGGCCCCAAGGAGAACACCATGAAAATCACAACCACTGTTTACGTTCACTTTCAAAAATACGAGTGGGAAGATAGAGGCACTTATCAAGTTTATTCTTTTAAAGCAAATGACGATGACACTCGAACTTTTGTTTGTGAGCAAGAGATTGAAGTTGAAGTGCCAGACAATTACGATCCAACGGCTCAAATGATTGCCGCATTAGAGGCTAGGAAAGAAAGGGCGATGGCCGACTTCAACAAGACCGTGATGGAGATCAACACCCGCATCAGCAAGCTGCAAGCATTGGAGTACACAGCATGAACAAAGGTGCCATCATTGCCGACATGGTGGTGGCCGTCATGGCCGCTGTCTGCCTGATCTTTGGCTGGAGCGGAGACGGACTGTTGCACAAAGTAGCGCTTACTTGGGGCGGTATGTCCTTTGGCTACATCATCACCACTTACCTGAACTTGGAGGAAATATGAGCGATTATGTGAAGGGTTTTGACGATGGGCGGGACTTCACCCTCGCCGAGATTGAGGAGTGGATCAAGAAGAGCCAAGAGCCGAACTACACGATGGAGGCGCTGGTCAGGCTGATGAGTCACCTCAAGGCGGGCAAACAAAATGGCTTACAGAATAAGCACTGAGTGCCGCTTGAGCGACTGCCACCCAGATGTGGGCAGGCTCTGGCGCAGCCGTAATGACGAGCCAAAGAGCCAAGAGTTTGACAAGCTGCCGCCTTGGATGCACGAGGAGCCAGAGGACATTGATGCGGCGATTGATTTGCCAAGAATCTTTCCGCCCATTTTGGACACCCTAAGTCCAAAGGAAAAGAAGGTAGTGCTATTTAGATTTTGGTTGGACATGACGCTTGATGATTGCGGCGATGTACTTGAGGTAACAAGGGAACGCATACGCCAGATAGAGGCCAAAGCCATACGCAAGATGCTTCACCCAAGTAGAAGCTCCATGATGGGCCAATACGAGCGCAGGCCATTCATGAGGGACGTATGGGAGGAAGCCAATAAACGCAAAGAAGAAAAGGATCAATTTTGGGCGTTGGAACTGGAACAAGTCGTAGAGAGGGTAAAAAAACGTCAGGAAGATGCGCTGATCCAAAAAATGTTTGATCTTAGGGAAAACCCCTAGTAAATATTTGTGTTGAGCCGTCTTTGTTTAATATACAATTACACCACTGCAATCCGCAGGACAGTGAATCAGGAGCGAAATATGGCAAACATCGAACACCCAGCGGCTTGGGAAGCAGGTCGCAAGCGCAACATCCTTATGAATGCACGCAAGACATGGCTGGAGAACACTCCCCGCGCTCTTGAAATCCTTGACGCCACTGAGGCTGGCCGTGTGTACAGCGACCATGGCACCATGTCTTACAAAGAAGGTTTCATGGGTTCCATGGCCTCTGCGCTCGACACCTTCGGCAAGCTCACTCCAAAACAATCAGAAGCCGTCCTGAAGGGTATTGACCAGCGTGCAGCCAAGAAGGCCGAGTGGGCCAGCGAGAAGGCTGCTCTGAACGCCAATCGCGCCTTTGTGGGCGATGTAGGACAAAAGGTGACCCTTACCCTTACCACCGTTCACATCATCGTTTTAGATAGCATCTATGGTTCTAACTACATCCACATCTGCGAAGACGCAGACCAGAACGTAGTCATCTACAAAGGTAAGTCCTATGACTTCCCCGCCAAGGGCCATACAGCCACCGTGAAGGCTACCGTAAAAGAACATGGCTTGCGTGATGGTGTTAAGCAGACTGTGATCCAGCGCCCAAAAATGTTGGAAGAGGCACTAGGGTAAACACCTAGTAAAAAGGGGTGTAACAACCCCTTTGGTTTAATATACAATTACATCAACGGCAGCATCCCGCAGTCGTAACAGTGAAGGAAAAGTGATGAACATCGGAACTCAAACCAGCAGCTTGGTCAACCACCTGTACAGCCGCATGACCATTGGTGCCCCAGCCCCTGAAGTCGGTATGGCCGCAACAACCCTGTCGTGGACTGACCGCCACGCAGCCACCGTAACCGCCGTGACTGAACTGAAGAGCAAAGTGTGGGCCTACGAAATCTGCGTGGTCGATGACGAGGTGCTAGTGATCAAGGGTAGCACCCATGACGGCAGTGCAACCTACGCCTTTGTCCCCGGCATTTACAACCACGCGGCCACCTACCGCATGGAGCGCAAGACGGGCAAGTGGGTGCGTGGCTACATCAACCAAGACACTGGCCGCTTCCAGAAGTCCACTGGTGGCCTCATCCTCGGCAAGCGTGACCACTACGTTGACCCCAGCTTCTAAACAAAGGACAAAGACCATGACACAAGCAGAATTTGACCAGCAAGTGCAAGCCAGCGCAAACCGCCTGATCAGCCTTGGTGCCCAGCAATGGGAGAAGGAAGAGATCAAGCGCATCAGCGATTACCCAGAGACATTGACTTACACCCCCGACAGCCATAAAATCGTGCTGGAGAACCAGTCAGGCTTTTGGGTGGCGTGCTTTGATGACTGGAGCGGTGCCGATGATGACAAGTGCCCGATAGCATTTGCCAGCACGCAGGATGAGGCAGTAGAGTTCTTGCTGTTCGCGGCCAACATCAATGGCGACCTGCCGTTTGAGAGAATAGTGAAGTAATGTTCATCGCCTGAAGAACGTGTGTTCAACGGGCGTTGAAGCTAACACGCATGGGGATTGTCGGTTCACAACCGAGCAGCGGGTGATGCCCGTTGCATGAGATTCAGTCCCCAGCCGTGTTGGTGAAGTCAGACAGCCAAGTCGGAGTTCTCAAGTGTGGTGTACATCAGTTGAGCGGAAACGTCCAATCTTCTAAGTTTCAATTGACACACTTTCGTGACTAGGACAAGCCTGAGATGGGTGCAGGCCACCAACAACCTTTATCGCGGAGAGGGGAAAGAGTAACCCGCATGGCTCATAACCATGAGATAGCTGGTGCGACTCCAGCCTCCGCAACCAAGTTACACTTGGCCGCATAGGAATAAGGATTCACCATGCCAGAAACTACCGCCAAGGGGTCTAAACGGCCCAAGAAGCCACCAACAGCGCAAGGGACAACACTCACCCTGCCTGACACACCAAAGAAGACAGGACGCCCCAGTAAGTACACGCCAGAACTGGCAGCAGAGATGTGCGAACGCCTCAGCAATGGGGAGCCACTACGCCAGATATGCAGGGATGACAGGATGCCGCACTGGACGCAGATGTATGAGTGGATAGCGCGTGACCCAGATCTTTCCCTACAGGTCGCACGCGCACGCGAGGCCGGTTACGATGCGATGGCCGAGGAGTTGATCGAAATCAGCGACACGTTGCACTTCGGTGAAACGCAGGTTATGGGTGACAAGAACAGCACTACAACGGTCGCTGATATGCTGGGCCACCGCAAGCTACGCATTGAGACACGCCTGAAGCTGCTGGCTTGCTGGAACCCTGCCAAGTACGGCACCAAGGTTCAGTTGGGTGGCGATCCCAAGAATCCGCTCAAGGTAGAGGCGTCGGTGCAGGCGGACAGCTTGCTTGAGGCGCTGATCAAGAACGCCGAGTTGAAGCGCCAAGCGAATGAGTGACATCATCGAGTTGCTGCAAGACCCAGAGGTCAAGCGCAGCTTTGAGCTTGCCAGCCCAGAAGTGAAGCTGGCGACGGCTTGGCGGCTCACTTGGCTGGACAAGGCGCATAACCACCAGATCCTGCCTCATGGGGACTGGTGGAGTATCTGGCTGCTGCTGGCTGGCCGTGGCGCAGGCAAGACCCGTACAGCGGCAGAGCAGATAGGCTGGTGGGCATGGACGCATCCCGGCACCCGCTGGCTGGTGGCCGCCCCCACATCCTCCGATGTGCGATCAACCTGCTTTGAGGGTGACTCTGGCCTGATGTCGGTGATCCCAGCCCCGCTGATCAAGGACTACAACAAGGCGCTGCACGAGATCTACCTGACCAACGGCAGCTTGATCAAGGGTATACCCGCATCCGAGCCAGCCCGCTTTCGTGGCCCACAGTTCCACGGCGCTTGGCTCGATGAGCTTGCCGCTTGGGACTACATCCAAGACGCATGGGATCAGATCCAGTTCGGCGTGCGCTTGGGCACCAAGACCCACATCATTGTCACCACGACCCCGCAGCCCAAGGACTTGATCGTCGATCTGGTTGGCCGAGATGGGGACGATGTAACGGTCACCACCGCCTCGACGTACACCAACCTAGCCAACCTGTCAGATAACTTCAGGAAGCAGATCCTGTCCTTTGAGGGCACCAAGCTAGGCAGGCAGGAGATCTACGCCGAGATCATCGACGCCGAGGAGGGCGGAGTTGTCCAGCGCTCGATGTTCAAGCTGTGGCCTGCTGGCCGCGCCTTCCCGCGCTTTGAGTACATCCTCCAGTCATACGATGTGGCGACCAGCGAGAAGACGCAGAACGATCCTACTGCCTGCATCACGTTCGGCGTGTTCAAGCCTCTGGACGGCCCAATGAGCGCGATGGTGATCGACTGCTGGCAGGACAGGCTCCAGTACCCCGACCTGCGCCCTAAGGTGACTGAGGAGTACGAGATCGTGTACGGCGAAGGGAAGGACAAGAAGCGGGTGGACTTGCTGCTCATTGAGGACAAGAGCGCTGGCATCAGTCTTATACAAGACTTGCAGCGTGCCCACCTGCCGGTGAGGGCGTACAACCCCGGCAGGGCGGACAAGGTGCAGCGCCTGAACATCGTCTCCAACATCATCGCCCGTGGTCGGGTGTGGATACCTGAGTCGGACAACAAGAAGGGCTACGTCAAGGACTGGGCCGAGGCGTTCGTCAGCCAGATCTGCTCGTTCCCCAACACCACGCACGACGACTTCGTGGACGCTTGCACCCAAGCGCTGCGCTACCTGCGTGACGCTGGCTGGCTGGACATCGACCCACCGCCAGAGGATAACTGGGACGAGGACGACTACGTTGACTCTGGCAAGCAGCGTAAGGGTAATCCCTATGCAGCGTAGGCCAATGGTTCCGAATGGTGTACAATGCACCCGTCTGGAGTGGCATCTGGGCGAAAACGCGAATCTTGAACCCCGTAAGGTACTGTGTGGTCTTGTCAGACAGCAGGCGAGATTTTTGATTCGCGTCAATCGTCTTGCTGTTGCTCTCGCCAAGAGCCAAGACCACAGAGCATCTTGCGGGGTTTTTGCTTTTGGACGGCCCAGTGCGGTACGTCGATGGCTGGGCATGGGATACCCTGATACACGAGCAAACCAGATCAGGGAGCGTGGGCTAAGGATAGAGCGCGGTGGTAGGGCGAAAGCCTGCAAGTCTGTCCAGCGTAAGCGATGGCATGGCTCCGAAGGGCATACATCAAAGCGTAGCGGTGTCTGTGATTTTTCACGGTATAGGCTGCGCTTTGCTCCAACATTCACCAAAGGGCAGTTATGAGGTTATGCAAATGCGGTGGAGTGATAGAGACCTACCCACTGACCACAGGCCGAGAGCGGTGGGTGTGCCGAGCCTGCAAGCGGGTAGAGACAATTCCCTCACAACCTGTGGTTAAATGCGGGGGTATAAGGAAGCCGCCATGAACCAACGACTGACCGACATCCGCCGAGCGCAGCTTGACCAGCTTCTGTCTGGCGATGCCAATATGGCTGGTGGTGGACTGTTGAAGTCTGTGGCTAAGGCTGCGCAAAAAGTATTGCCAACCGTGGAACGCGAGGCCAACCTCGCCAAGTTTCTTGCTGAGAGCAAGACGCCCATGCGCCTGTACCACGGCACAACCGCAACCGAAGGTGGCAAGGGCCAAGAGGCCATCAGCCGTATCAAGCCCAGCAAGGAAGGCGCTCTAGGCTCTGGGGTGTACCTTACCCCTAGCTCCGCCCATGCAAGCGGCTACAGCGGCATTCCCAACGACGAGGCGCTTGAGATGATGTTGAGCGACCCGCGCCATCAAGACTTCGGGCTGAAGGCGTTGAACCAGCGCAACTCTGGCAACGTACTGCCATCGCAACAGGGCGGCAATATGTTGCCAGTCCACGCCCAGATTAAGAACCCGCTCTTCATTGAGGGAACCCATGGCGACCCCATGATTGAGGCGTTGATCAAGCTGGGCATGGACGAGGACAAGGCGTCCCGCATGGTCGAGCGTGCCTACGACCAAAAGGGCTACATTGGCAAGGAGGTTGAATCCCGCGCCCGTGCTGCTGGCTACGACGGCTTGGCCCAGTACCGCAATGGCGAGTTGAGTGAGGTGGTAGCGTTTGACCCCAACACGGTTAAGAGCGCGATAGGCAACCAAGGCACCTATGACACCACTGTGCCAGACCTGAACAAAGCTGGTGGTGGGTTGCTGAAGGCTGTGGTCAAAGCTGCCAAGCCTGCCGCCAAGGCGGTGACTAGGGTTGTTGAGGAGGCACCACAGGCAGAAGCCCTGCGCCTAGCCCAACAACGAGCCGCCCTGCCTCCAGCAAAGGGTGGCCTTGGCCTTGCTGCCAGCAACACGCCAGAGCAGCGGGCTGCGGCGATGGGCATCAATACAGACGCATACCACGGAACCAAACAGGACATCAAAGGTGCGTTTGTTCCGGGTTACAACGACGACTTGGCATTTGTAACAAAAGACCCAGATTTCGCCAGCAAATGGGTTGGCAAGGGCAAGATGCAAAAGCGTATTGGCGCTGAAGCAGAGCAAAAGTCTGCCGAAGATTTATACCGCGCCCTTAAACACAAGTACATGGATTTTGAGTCGCTTGACCGAGACGACCCTAACTTTCATGCAGAGTACGACAAAAGGAACAATGCGTTCAAGGAAGCCTTTGCAAGAGAGTCTGGCTTAGACCCAGATCGAACACACAGCGCGGTTTATCCAATGAAGGTTGAGGCGAACAATACGTTCAACCCTGAGACCGACATGGATGTCATGGCCGAATACTTTGCCAAGAACAATACTCCGCAAGAGATTGTTAAGCACTTTCAACACGGAAACTACTTGGTGTACGAAAACCAGCCCGTGGTTGACTTCCTGAAGAGCAAGGGTTACGACTCCATGCGGCTGCGCGAGTCAACCGATGACAACTTCCCAACGATTGCCGTGTTCAACCCAGAGACAATCCGTTCCCGATTTGCCGCTTTTGACCCATTCCGAAAGACTGCGGCCACTGCGGCGGTTATGGGCGTGGCTGCGCCTGACTTACTGGCAAAGGAGCAGGACAAGGCCCAAGGTGGCTTGATCCACCTTGCTGGTGGCGGCAGGGCGGACAGCAACTACTCGCTCATGGGCGCTACTCGTCAGGACAACGAGAACAAGCCTTACCCCAAGACCGAGCGCATGAACCTTGGCGTTAAGGCGGTCAAGTCGGGGCTGGACAAGCTCAACCGCCTAATTGACAGCGGCCCATCAGTTGGCAGCGTGGTGGGCAACTTGGTGGGTGCCGTGCCGTTTGTTGGCCCAGATCTACGCAAGGGCATGGAAGACTCCACCCTCACGATCCCCTACGAGTTCCAGCGCTCGGCCACGAACCCACGGGTGGCTACTGGCGTCAACACGGCCAAGGTGCCCACGACCGACATCTTGGACGCCATGAAGATGTCCGACCTGACTGGCGGCACTGGCGCAAGCAACCTGCTAGGCAGCGTCGGCAAGGGCTATGCACCTAACCCAATGGATGTGCTGGATACGATTGGTTTGGGTGCTGCTGGCTATGGTGTAGCCAAAGCTGGCGTTAAGGGTGTTAAGGGCGTCAAGGATGCCTTGCTGGCAGGTAAGGAAGCAAAGGCGGCAAAGGAAATTAAAACAGCAGGAACCAAATATGCAACACAACAAGAAGGCCCATTCTTCCGAGTCCAGCCAACAACACTTGGCAAAGACGCAGCAACAACTCGCGGAACTAAAGAAGCGGATGGGTTACGAGCCACCCCCGCTGTCGCAGGAGGAGCAGAACCAACTGGACGCAAAGTTCCGCAACTCTTATCGCCAGAGGAAGTGGGTCGAATAATTGCTGACCCAGTTGCAAATCAACCACTGAATATTGCAAAGAAATACACGCAAGATATCCAAGGGGTTGACTTCGGTGTGCCAAAAACTCCAAGTAGTTCGTTGGCAAAGCAGTCAGGCATTGCTCGTACTTTTGATCTGGCTGTCCAAGGATCGCCTGAGTACAAGTCTGCAATCTTTGGAGCTTACAGTCGTGAGATGCCTGACCTGATGGAGCAGATTGGCGCAAAAAACTACGACGACCTGATGGAGAAGGCTTACCGTCAGATGGCAAAGGAGACTGATGATCAGTTTAAGAAACTGCCGTACAACTTCTCGTACCACCGCGCTGGTGAGGGCAATTACAACGGGGCCAAGGACATGGCCGCTGATGTGCATGGGAACAGGCACCTGTACGTTTATCAGGGTGGCGACAAGCACGACTTCTTGCACAACGTAGATCCGCAAACTGGCTTGAACGAGAACGAGAAGTTTCGCGCTGTCCATGACCTGTTGGGCCACGCCATTTACGGCAACGAGTTTGGCCCCAAGGGTGAAGAGATGGCATGGGCCGTTCACCAGCAAATGTACTCGCCCCTTGCGCGTATGGCGATGACTGCTGAGACCCGTGGACAGAACTCAGTGGTCAACTACAGCCCACTCAATGCCAAGCTCAAGAAAACTATTGCCGAGTATGAGGGCATGAGTTACGAAGCCCGCAGGCGTGGCGACAAAGCGCTTGTAAAAGAAATTGAAGACCTCAAGCGTCAAGCCTACTCCGGGTTGGAGTTTGCTCCTAACAGGGCCGTGCTGCTGCCGCCTGAGTTTATGAATCCCCAGTTCGCTGGCGGAATGCCTTCGTACCTGAAAGCTGCAAACCTGCCAACTAAGGGAACCGAGACCGGATCGGTACTGACCCACTACAGCAACGAACCCAACCTGCAATTGATAGACCCCACAAGGTACGGCACAGGCATCAAGGGTGCGGAAGCCGGACGCCTGCGTGACCTTGAGGGTGGCGTGCGCGACCGCTCGTACTTCTACCTCGGTGAGCCGGGTACTGTTGCGCCCGAAGCTGGCCTTGGTGGCAACCGTTACCGTGGAGAGTCGTCAAGCCTGTACGACATTACCCAAGATCCGCTGGACTTTAGGTTGCTGGCCCGCGAGGCCAACCGCACGCCATTTACCGCACGGGTTAACGCAGGCGTCACTTACCCCATGCAAGAGGCCAACGACTACGAGCGTTTGGTCAAAGAGTACGGTTACGAGGGCATGATTAACCCAAACGCCACCAAGCCGATGGGCATCATGTTTGAGCCAACAAAAGTAGAGCCGCGCATGGCCGGTGGTGGATTGTTGTCCAAGATAGGCAAGGCGGCAAAGGCCGCACGCGCTGCGGAGGAGTTGGTGCCTGCCGCTGGCCGCATGAAGTTTGCTGACCAGCCAATGGGTGGCTTGAACGTAATTAAAGAGACTGGCGGCAACTGGCTTGGCGGCAACGTGGAGCAGGCGTTGAAACCATTGAAGCGCGGCGTCGTTAATGAGGAAGCCGCACGGCGTTTGATGGGAGATGCGTTCACCAATGAGCGTATGGCCGACCCTGTTAACAATGCCATCAACAAGTGGGTTGACAGCAACTTGACCAACTACGTCAAGAAGCAGATGGCTACGCCTGACGACCCAGTACGCAAGTTGGCTGAGGAGGGCATAACTCACTTCCCGATTGCTGAAGACCCAACGTATTGGGCGATTAAGGGTGAGTCGTCTAGAAAAGAAGCTGGCGGCAATCTGATGTCTAAGTCTGATCTTGCCCAGCAGTGGGAAAACCGTTCGGATGCCGTAATTCAACCTGTTAGTGTTCGAACAATAAAAAAAGTAAAAGACTCTAACGGCCCCGGCGCTCATATGTATGAGTCTTGGATGGACAAGGCTGACCCAAATACCAAATTGCATATGGCTGGCTCCAATTTTGACGCACGAGACCTTGGTTTTGACCACATCATTGATGTCCTCAAGCAAGACGTAGCTGAAGGCCGCATCCGCCCTGAACAACTGAGCAAGGTAAGCATGGAGCAGGCAGTACGCCGCACCTATGAGTACGACCAAGAGATGGCAAAGAAGATGCGCGAGACGCAGGCCAAGGTCACCGAGGGTATGCCTGTCCACAAGGAGTATCCAGAGGGCTACAAGTGGATTGAGTTAACTGCGCCAAAAGATTTGCCTAGTGGTTACAAGGTTGCGCAAAATGAAGTAAACCAAAGCTATCAAGTTATTGATAAAAATGGGCAACCTTTGTCTCGTATGGAGTTTGATACCCCAGATGAGGCGGTGTCATTTTTTAACGGTAACCACGACAAACGCCTTGAAGATGCCCTCAAGTACGAAGGCGACACAATGGGCCACTGCGTTGGTGGCTACTGCCCTGATGTATCAGCGGGCCGCAGCCGCATCTTCAGCCTGCGTGATGCCAAGGGTGAGCCTCATGTAACTGTTGAGACAAAACCCGGAGCCTATACGCCTTTTGATATTCCGGAAGACATTAAGCCAATTTATAAACAACACATGGTTGAAGGTATTTCAACTCATGGAGGAAGACCCGGGGCGGCAGAGTGGATGCAGCATTTTTATCCAGATAGATTTGTTGCGCCACCCGAAGATATTATTCAAATCAAAGGCAAACAAAACCGCGCACCCAAAGAAGAGTACTTGCCATTCGTACAGGACTTTGTGAAGAGTGGCAAATGGTCTGGAGTTGGTGACTTGCAAAACACTGGATTAAAACCATACAAAGGTGCAGGCGATTTGAAGTACGTTACCCCAGAAGAGTACGAAATAGAACTTCAAAAAGAACTTGGTCTTTTGCCACCAGAACAAGGCATGGCTAGTGGTGGCAGCGTTGGCCTAAGAAACGCCCTAAACAATCTACTACGCACCGACAAGCCTGAAGCGCATATGGCTGGTGGTGGAATAACAAATGTGGCAAAGGCTGCTGCTGAGGCTGCGGCAAAGGCTGCGAAGGCGGCGTACAGTCCCAAGGTGCTTAACTCAACGATTGAAAAGTTTGTAGCAAAGATTGCCGCAGACAATCCCAAGTTGAGCGAAGAAGATGTGCTGAAGAAAGCCACAAAGCAAGCCACTAGCAAACTGGAATGGGAGCGTGTGCAAAAGCCAGAGCTGGAGAAGACATACGGCCCATTGGTAAAAACGCCTTACTCAAAGACCAATGTCAACAAGATGCAAAACACCGCCGAGGTGGTGGCAGAACGCAAGCGCAAGGCCAACGAATTCCTTGACCAGCCTACTGAGCCTTGGACTCCCCCTGCGCCTGAATTGCAAGCATTTGACCGCTCGTCCATCAAGGACGCGCTTGAAGGCTTCCCCGGCGTAGAGCAGACTGCTTTTCCAAGGGATATACCCACACGCGCCAGCACATCTCATGTTGATGAGTTGTACGCTGACCAAGAGAATCGCGCCCTCATTGAAAAGCAAATTAAGCGTGGCCTGCCGCTTGGCGGTGAGACTTTCTACGCCTCGCTATACCCTGTGAAACAAGCGGTGCTAGAGGCGGGTATGCCTGCCGAAAAGTTTGACAGATGGATTCACTCGCTTGCGCCAGCGTCTGCCCGCAATTCCATAATGAACGAGATGGCCGTAGGGCAATTCATGCGCGACATGAACGCTAGAGGCATACCATTGACCGAAGAGAACGTGGCCCGCGAGATGGCCGTGTACAAAGAAAAGTTTGGCATTGGCTTGCCTTTGATGCCGCTTCATCGTGAAGGCGTGGCAAAAGTAATTGAGGGCGGGCAGGACTTGCGCGAGATGAGCAAGGCCAACATCCCAACCAATTACAAGATCCCAACATATGGTTCACAAAAGGCTGGCGACTTTGCCAACTCGGTGGTGCTTGACGTTCATGAGGCTGGAGGCCAAACGCAAGGCAGCAGGTTTCACCCGTACTTTAATGAGCAGGGCGGATTTGGCAATACCGAGTACAACGCTGGCGAACAGGGCTTGCTTGGCATTGCAGGGGATCTGGGAATACCCGGCGGCATGGCGCAAGCTGGCCGATGGTTTGGCGGCGGAGAGTTAACGGGCCTGCGCTCACCACGGGGTGACGCCCTTGATTTGCTGGAGAAGCAAGTTGCTTACACCCTGAACAAAAAAGGCATTCAACCCAACCCGGCAAATGTCCGCGCCGAAGTGCTGCGCCAAATTGAAACTGGTGAGGGTGATTTGCTCCCGTGGTATCGCAAAGAAGGAATGCCCGATGTAAGGCAAACAGGTCTTCAGCGCAAAGAGGGCGGCGAAGTGACAATCGAAGGTGGCCTTATCCACTGCAAGACTAAAAAGGTAAAACGACATGGCAACACAGTTCCCCATTGACCCAGAGTACGGTCGTTTCGTAGACGGCGAACAGCCAGATGAAGAGGCTGGCGTAGAGGTGGAGATGCCTCGCCTTGATGACTCTGAGCTAGAAGAGTTGCCCGACGGCTCTGTCGTCGTTCACATGACCACCAAAGGGCCACGCGAAGACGAGGACTTCTACGAGAACTTGGCCGACAGCGATGACTTCAACACGATGGACATCGACACGCTGGCCCTGCGCTACATCGAGTTGGTGGAGAAGGACAAGAACGCCCGCAAGCAGCGCGACAAGCAGTACGAAGAGGGCATCAAGCGCACTGGCATGGGCAATGATGCCCCCGGTGGAGCCAATTTCAACGGAGCTTCAAAGGTCGTTCATCCGGTGATGGCCGAGGCGTGCATTGACTTTGCCTCCCGCGCCATTAAGGAGATGTTCCCACCTGACGGCCCGACCCGCACCAAGATCTTGGGTGACGTAACGGACGAGAAAACCGCCGTGGCCGAGCGCAAATCGGAGTACATGAACTGGCAGTTGACCGAGCAGATCGAAGAGTTCCGCGACGAGCAAGAGCAGATGCTTACCCAGCTACCGCTTGGCGGCTCTCAGTACATCAAGCTGTGGTACGACGAGAAGAAAAAGCGCCCCTGCGCCCAGTTCCTGCCCATTGACAACGTGCTTTTGCCTTACGCAGCGGGCAACTTCTACACCGCACAGCGCGTGACCGAGGTCGATGACATTTCCGATTGGGACTACAAGCGCCGCATCGCCTCTGGGATGTACCGCGACACGCCGTTTTCCCGCTCAACGATGGATCCTGAGATGACCGCCTCACAAAAGGCGACCAACAAGATTGAAGGCAAGTCCATTGACAACAACGAAGACGGCCTACGCCGCGTGTATCACATCTACACATGGTTGGAACTGGACGACGACAAGTTCTCTGGCGGCGAATCGGCTCCCTACATCCTGATGATCGACGATCTGTCGTCCGAAGTCATCGGTTTGTACCGCAATTGGGAAGAGGGCGACGAGACGATGACCAAGCTGGACTGGGTTATCGAGTTCAAATTCATCCCGTGGCGTGGTGCCTATGCCGTTGGCCTGCCCCAACTCATTGGAGGGCTATCTGCGGCCCTTACAGGCGCTTTACGGGCCTTGCTGGACTCTGCCCACATCAACAATGCTGCCACGCTGCTCAAGTTGAAGGGCGGCAAGGTCTCTGGACAGTCGCAAGAGGTCGAAGTCACGCAGGTGGTGGAGATTGAAGGCGCTCCCGGCGTAGATGATGTGCGCAAACTGGCTATGCCCATGCCATTTAACCCGCCCAGCCCCGTCCTATTTGAACTTTTAGGCTGGTTGACCAACGCCGCCAAGGGCGTGGTAACCACGGCAGAGGAAAAGATTGCCGATGTGAACGCCAACGCACCTGTGGGCACCACTCAGGCACTGATTGAGCAGGGAGCAGCGGTGTTTTCGGCCATCCATGCCCGTTTGCATGAGTCTCAGGGCCGTGTGCTGAAGGTTTTAAGCCGCATCAACCGCTGGTACTTGGACGATATGCGCCGTGGCGAGGTGGTAGAGGATCTGGAGGTCACCCGCGAGGACTTTTCTCGTGTGACGGACGTTATTCCCGTCTCTGACCCTCACATCTTCTCCGAAACGCAGCGCATGGCCCAGACTCAGGCTGTGATGGCGATGATGGACAAGAATCCAGAGTTGTTCAACAAGAAAGTGGTCATTGAGCGCTTCCTAAAGCAGATCAAAGTGCCCGGTATCAACGAACTGATGGTTGATACACCCTCGCCGGTCAAGATTGACGCTGCCAACGAGAACGTGGCAATGGCTATGGGCCAAGCTGCTTACGCCTACATTGAGCAGGATCACCTTTCGCACATACAAGTCATCTTGGACTTTGCTACCAACCCTGCGTTGGGCGGAAACCCTGCCATTGCGCCTACCTACTTGCCACGAGCAATGGATCACATCAAGCAGCACTTGACCTTGTGGTACTTGAACCGCATGAACGGGTATGTGGATATGTCAATGCAAGGCGCTACAGAGGACTATGAGATGTCTAAGCAGCCCTCCAAGATCGACAAGCTGTTCTCGGCGGTATCGCAGCACGTTAAATTGGACAGCGACGAGGCTTTCCAAAAGGTCATGCCAATGATCCAGCAGATGATGCAGCAGTTGCAGCAGTCCCAGCCCCAGCCCCCAATGGCACCAGACACCAAGGTGTTGCTGGACACCAGCATGGCCGAGACGCAGCGCCGCACCCAGCGCGACCAAGCGGAGATGGGACTCAAGGAGAAGGAGTTGCAGGCCAAGGTCGATATGGACATGAGGAAGCTGGAGCAGCAGCGCCAGTTGGACATGGAAGACTTGCAGCTACGCCTTGCCATCGCCGAGGGCGACCAAGAGACCAAACAACGCATCGAGACAGCACGCTTAACGCGAGATGCGGCAAAGCTCAATTTTGAGCAGAACCAAGCTGTACAAACCCAAGGAGTACCTTATGGCAACCAGTGATCAAGAGCAAAAGAGTGTGCAAGTTCCCCAGCACAAGCGCATGGCTATGGGCGAGAAGCTCGACGGCCAGAGCATGAAGGGTTCTGCACCAACCAAACAGTCAGGAGGCTTATCACAGGCTAAGAAAAAATGAAAACCCTTGGCGATCTGATCGGCGGGATTAAGTCTAAGCAGGTAGCAATAGCTGCGTCCCTTGCTGCTGGAAATGCGGCGAACTGGGAGACTTATCAACGCATGGTTGGACATTATTTTGGATTGCAAGAAGCCCTTGACATCCTTAACGACTTAATGAAAGAAACAGATGAAAATGAATGACCCGGTAGCTTTTAACGAAGCTGACGTAGCTTGGGCTTTTCCGAGCGTAGACCCCGGCGCAAAACCCCTTGGCGGACGCATCTTGGTGCAACTCCGTCGTGCAAAGCAGAAGACAACTAGCGCGGGAATCATATTGGTTGAAGAAACCAAAGAAACCGAAAAGTGGCAGAACATGGTGGCAAAGGTCGTAGAGATCGGCCCACTAGCGTTCAAACACCGTGACACCATGCTCCCGTGGCCCGAAGGGTCGTGGATTGAGGTTGGCGACTACATCCGTGTGCCCAAATGGGGCGGAGATCGTTGGGAGGTGCCTGTTCCGGGCGCTGATGACCACGAAGAACCAGCTTTATTCATGGTGCTAAACGATCACGAGGTGATTGTGAAGATCACTGGTAATCCACTTGCTATGAAGGCGTTTATCTAATGAAAAATAAACCAGAAACACAACGTGCTTGGAACGTAAAAAACCAAGAAAAACTCCAGCAATGGAGAGTTGACAATAAAGAGAAATTGCTTGAGAAACATCGTGAGCGAAATAAGAAAAGCCCACGGTATGCTTTTTCTTCTACTCTTGCTATGGCTCGGAAAAGAGCCGAAGTGACCATCAATCAAGATTACCTGATGTCTTTGTATGACGCTCAAGAAGGATTGTGCGCGTTATCAGGTATTCGTATGACATGGGCCACGGGTAAAACTGCTCCCACATCCATGTCAATTGACCGAATTGACAATTCAATTGGTTACATTGAGGGGAATGTTCGCCTTGTTTGTGTTTGCGTTAACGCCTTCAAAAGCACCATGAGTGATGAAGAGTTGTTAAAAATTGCCCAATCCTTGGTGATTTCAATGCAAGCCAAAAAAACAACCAAGCGCATTTTTGAGGAGGTGTTGGTATGAACAAAGAACTTAAAGAAGATATTGACGACATGGCTGTCGTTGAAGAAAAAGACGGCTCTGCCACAGTAGAGCTACCTGATGACATTGAGTCGCCCCACAACGAGGGCGGCGAAGTCTCTGCCGCCTCCGATGATGGGGACAGCGATCAGCCGGGTGACACTAGCGCAATCCGAGAGGCTCGTCGCAACCGCCGACGTGCCAAAAAGGAGTACATCAAGCAAACTCACGTTGAAAAAGACGCCAAGCTGACGCTACTAGAACGCCAGAACCAGCAGCTTGTTGAGCGCCTATCCGTGCTGGAGCGCAAGCAATCAGGCGCTGACTTAGCCCGATTTGACAAGGCAATTGAGGATGAGCAGCTACGCCTGCAATACGCTACTGCCAAGCTCAAAGAGGCTACGGACAACGCTGACGGCACCTCTTTTGCTAGGGCGCAGGAGCTTTGGTACGACTCCAAGCGCAAGCTAGAGGCCATGCAAAACTTCAAGTCACGGGCCGCTGAGAATGGTTCTGACACTGGGGCGGTTAACCCCAAGTTACAACGTCTGGCAAATGACTGGATGGAGAACAACACTTGGTACGACCCAGACGGCAAGGATGAAGACTCCCAGATCGCTAAAGTGATCGACAACCGACTGGTTCAGGAGGGGTACGACCCCTCTACAAACGAGTATTGGGAGGAGCTTGACAGCCGCTTGCAAAGGCGGCTACCTCATAAGTATAATGATCGTCATGATGAGCAACCCAGAAGGAGACCTAAAAGTTTAGTGACCGGTTCTTCGCGTGAATCTTCACCTCGCGGTAGCGGCAATTCTTTTGTTCTTGAGCCTGAACAGGTTCGTGCAATGAAGGACGCTGGTATGTGGGATGACGCACAAAAACGCGCAAAGATGATCAAACGGTATGCAGAAGCAGCACGAAACAATAGGAGCTAAACATTATGGATTCTCGTCTTAAAAAAACCCTCAACGCTGGTGGCCGTGAGCAAAGATCTTCACAAGATGCAAGCCGCGCCGCTCCCGAAGAGAAGTTCATTTCTACGCAGGAACGTCGCAAGATGTGGAGCGATGAATGGACACAAAGTGCGCTGCCGAAGGTTCCGGAAATTCCGGGATGGCATCTTTGCTGGTTATCAACCACCAACGGATACGACAGTATTGATAAGCGGATGCGATTAGGGTATGTTCCCGTGAAAGCGGATGAGTTACCCGGATTCGAAAATTACCGCGTAAAGGCTGGCGAAGACGTAGGTTTTGTCGCGTGCAATGAAATGCGCTTGTATAAACTTCCAATGGACGTTTATCAAGAGGTCATGATTCAAATGCACCATGAGGCTCCCATGGAAGAGGCGGACAAAGTCCAAATCCAAATTGAGCAGCTTCAAGGAAACCGCGATAGCTCAGGCAAGAGTCTGGGAAGTGTTGAAGGCGAAGGCTTTGGCAATTTGAACCGAACCGTCCAAACACCCGTATTTTACGGATGAGGACTTAACAAAGGAGTTTCTATGAGTGCAACCTCTGCTCCGTTCGGCTTGCGTCCTTCGTTCCACCCATCGGGTCTGGATCGCGCTGTGGCTCTTGCTAACGGTATTGCTTCTGGTTATTCAACCGGAATTCTGAAGGGTCAACCTGTTGCCCTTAATACGTCTGGAAACATCATTGCTGCTACTGCTGGCAGCGCCTACCAAGGCGCTTTTGCTGGTCATGAGTACACTGATACTACTGGTCGTCGTTTGGTCAGCAATCAGTGGGTGGCTAACACCGCCTACCAAACTGGCTCTCAAGTGACTTACTACTACTCTGACCCGAATATCGTTTACGACATTCAAGCAGACGGTAGTTTGGCTCAAACCTCAATTGGCGATCAAGCAAACTTTAGCAACATCTCCGCTGGTTCTACGACCACGGGCTTGTCGCAATGCACGATCTCCACCACCCTTGCGGGTACAAGCGCGGTCGGTGATATGCGTATCATCGGTCTTTCTAACGGCGTTGATAACGCTTGGGGCGATGCTTACACAGTTGTGCAAGTACAAGTCTCTCGCAGCCAATACGTCGCAACCATTAACGCCATCTAAGGAGTCCAATCATGGCAGCACCAATGCGCAGTACGGACTTTAGAAGCATCGTTGAACCAATAATGAACGAGTGCTTTGATGGAGTCTATGATCAACGTACCGATGAATGGTCACGGGTTTTCCGTGAGCAGGACGGTATTCCCCGCAACTACCACGAAGAGCCTGTCCTTTATGGATTTGGCGCAGCGCCTCAACTGCCTGACGGAACTCCTGTTTCGTACCAGCAGGGCGGCGTACTCTTCTTGCAACGCTATGTGTACAACGTGTATGGCTTGGCCTTCGCGTTGACCAAAGTGTTGGTTGAAGACGGCGACCACATCCGCATCGGTCAAGTCTATGCTCGTCACTTGGCTCAGTCTCTTATTGAGACCAAAGAGACTCTGTGCGCGAACATCATCAATCGTGCCTTTAACAGTGCTTACCCCGGCGGCGACGGCGTGTCTTTAATTAACACATCCCACCCCATCGTGAACGGCACTTTCAGCAACCAGTTGGCTACCGCCGCTAACCTGAGCCAGACTTCTCTGGAGCAGATGCTGATCCAGATCCGCCAAGCTGTGGATAACAACGGCAAGAAGATTCGTCTGGTGCCCCGCCAATTGGTGGTGGCTCCGGGTAACGTCTTCCAAGCCGAAGTTCTGTTGAAGAGCGTTCTGCGTTCTGGTACAGCAAACAACGACCTGAACCCTGTCAAGTCTATCGGCTTGCTGGACGAAGGCGCTGCTGTTATCAGCCGCTTGACAAGCGCTACAGCATTCTTTGTCCAAACCGACGCTCCTGAAGGCATGAAGCTCATGATGCGCCGTAAGTTGGAAAAGACTATGGAAGGCGATTTTGAGACCGACTCAATGCGCTACAAGGCTACCGAGCGTTACATCCCCGGATTTACTGATCCGCGTGCAATGTACGGTACACCCGGCGTGTAAAGCCAAGCGGGGCGGGAGTAAAAAACCCGCCCCTTTTTTTAATGTTTGGTCAAACTTTTCAAGGAGCAGACCATGCCTCAATTTTCAGATGATCTCTTTCTGGGTTCCGCCCTTACCGTTCAAGGTATGGACGCCTACCCTGCTGTTTCAACTTTTACTGGCTCAATTGCTACCACTACATTGACCGTCACCGCGATGCTTTCGGGTGACCCAATTTTTGTTGGTATGTTTATTGATAGCTCAACCTCGTTGACCAATGGAACCTATATCACCGCATTCGGTACGGGTTCTGGCGGCGTGGGTACTTACACCGTAAGTGCCTCACAAACTGTAGCAAGCGCAACCATCATTGGTTCGGGTAATGCTTTGTTGTCAAACCCATCCCCAATGAGCGTAGGTGTTGGCCCTCTGGGTCGCATTTATGTTTGGGATGCTGTACCACAGGCGAAGTTGACAACCAACATTGTTGCCGCCGTCATCACAACTGCTACCACGCTTACGCTGGCCGCAGGTGCTGGTGTTACATCGGCCACGATTACAGGCGGCGCAACAGGCTTGCAACTTGACTGCCCTCGTGCGGTTTCTACAACCACAGGTGCTGGTACTCCGACTTCTGTCAACATTACTGTTTCTGGCTACGACTACTACGGTCAAGCCATGAGCGAGGTAATTGCAACAGGAACGGTGGCATCAACAACTGTCAGTGGCAAGAAAGCCTTCTACCAAATTGCCAGCGTTACTTCTTCTGGCGCAAGCGTGGTGACCGTCGCGGTGGGTACAACCGACATCTTGGGTGCGCCACTGCGCATCACTGATGCTGGGTACGTTACTCGCGCAGGCTGGAACAACACCCTAGCCGAAGATGCGGGCACTTTTGCCGCCGCCGCTACCTTGACGGCCACCACCACAACTGGTGATGTGCGGGGCACTTATCTGCCCTCATCGGCGGCGGATGGTATCAAACGTCTCGTAATGGGAATCGCCCTGCCAGCAATTGCGGTAGGCCCAAATGCAACCCGTGTTGGCGCTCTCGGCGTCACACAAGCATAAGGAGAACGACATGGGACAATTTAAACCGATGGTGAAGATGGAGACCACTGAGCCTTCAGTTGAACTGAAGCTCAAAAAAGGCGGTATGGTGAAGAAGGCTGACGGTGGGATGATGGGCATGGCCCCTCCCTCTGCTATGCCTCCTTCTATGCCTGCTCGTGGTGGCCCAATGGGTGCTTCTGCCCCCTTGGCTCCTTCGTTGGCTGCTCGTCGCCGCGCTATGAAGATGATGGGTTCTGGCCCAGCGGCTCCTATTGGCATGGCAGCAAGTCGCATGAAAAAAGGCGGAGAGGCAGAATCAAAAGCCGATCAGCGCAAAGAAGAGAAAATGGATATGTCGCAAGACAAGGCCATGATCAAGAAGGCGTTCAAGCAGCACGATATGCAAGAGCATAAGGGCGGCAAGGGCACCAAGCTGGCCTTGAAAAAGGGTGGCAAGATGGCTACTGGCGGTGTTGTAAATGGTCAAGGCGGCTACAAAAAAGGCGGCAAAGTCAAGATGGCTACTGGTGGCGTTGTGAAAGGCCAAGCTGGATATGCCACTGGCGGCATGATCCCATCTGAAGGCACTTCCGGATCTGCTGCTACTACGATTGTGGACACGGCAAAGTACGACAACTCTCCTGCCAATACTGGTGGCGTGAATCTAGGTAATGCTGGTGGCTTCAAGCGTGGAGGTGCAACAAAAAAGCATTTCGCCACGGGGGGCAGTGTTAATAGCACTGGTTCTGCCGTGGCAATGCCACAAGGCCGTAAACCCGCCTCCAAGCCTGTAGCCATCAATGAACTTGCTGGAACCTACAAGCGTGGTGGCCGGGTTGCCAGTAAGATGAAACTCAAAGAGGGTGGTGACGTAGACCTGTCAAAAGGTGCCTACGATGACACACTCAATGAGCCTCCGATGGGCATGGGGTTTGCAAAGAAGGCGCATAGTTTCATGGACAGCCTGTTTGCAGGCAAGAAGGAAGCTGGTGCTGGCCGTGGTTTTGTGAACCCAAAAAGCGTAACCAAGTCGAAAGAGTCGGTTACTGTTGCGCCAATGAAAAAAGGCGGACGCGCTTGTTGAAAACAAGTGGGGGCTTCGGCCCCTGCTTTTAATTGGAGAGATTTATGGCTATTACGGCTACATCACAAACATTGTTTGATGGCGAACGAGTTGCCATCATGAAGTTCTATGCAACGATGAGCGCGACAGAGAATGAATCTGCTGTTGTCAAAGTCAATCCTGCTAACTTGCTGCCATCCAACGCAGGCGGTGCTTGCGATGCTGTGAGCATCCTCAAAGTTACCGCACTGACGCATGGACTTGAGGTTCAGATGAACTGGGTTGCTACGGCTCCTGTGGTAATTGAACTCATCCCGCAAAACAACTCGTACACGCAAGACTATTCCAAGATTGGCGGCTTGACCAACAACGCTGGCGCAGGTAAGACTGGTTCAATTTCTTTCACTACTTTAGACGGCAGTGCTGGAGATGCTTACACGGTCATCTTGGAAATGCAAAAACACTACGTCAATCCATTGGGCTGATCATGCCAAGCAAGTCACCTGCTCAACATCGTTTGATGGAGGCGGTAGCGCACAATCCTGCGTTCGCCAAGAAGGTCGGCATCCCCGCAAAAGTCGGCAAAGAATTTGCCAATGCTGACGAGGGTAAAAAATTTAAAGGGGGTGGTCTGTATGCCAACATTAATGCAAAACGTGAGCGAATCGCTGAAGGCTCTGG